GCTTTACCAACATTTGGTTGGCGGCAACGAATCGGCCAATGAAGCTGAACGCGGGCTCCATGGACTGCAGCGCCGCGGAGAGGTTCTGCAGCACGGGAATGCCGATAGGAGCTAGGTCGAGGAACATCTTCCCCAGCACGGGAAGCATCCTCATCAGCTCACCCAGCGCCTGGATACCGGTCTGCATCCACTCCTGCAGCTGCCCCGACTTCGCGGCCTGCTGAATGAAATTGTTGAACGCGTTCGCCCCGTTCGTGATCGCCTGCGCCAGCTGAGGCAGGAACCCCGACCCGACCTTCGTGATCGTCAGGAACGCGTTCGAGAACGGAACAATCGACTGCGCCCAAATCTGAAACGACGAACCGATATTGGAGACGATCTGCTGTATCGCCGCCATCGTCTCAGGCTTCGACAACCACGCCCCAATATCCTTGAACGCCGTGTTCATCGTCCGCCCGAGGCTGGTCATCAGCCTCTGCAACACCGGGAAATACTCCGTGGCCAGCCGCTGCACCTGTGGACCCAACCCGGCGAACAGGGAGTCCTGCACCGAGAACTTCAACGCATCCCACGCCGGCTTCAACCCCCGCAACGTGGTGATGAACGCCTGCGCCCCGGGGGAAATCTTCCCCATCGCCTGGGCGAACGCATCCAAACTCGACGACGTTTTCGTCTGCGCATCACCAAGGTTGCGCTGCGCATCCGCGACATCATCCTGCGCCCTCGCCAAACGCTGGTTCGCGGACACAACCTGATCAGCGCCCTCAACACCCTTCGCGTTAGCCTCAGCGGACTTCTGCTGCAGCTGCACATTCCGCTCATGCGCCTCAAGCACCCGCTGGTCGGCCTGCTCCACCCGCAGTTGTGCCTGCTGATACTCGATCGCGTCCCGGAACCGGCCAGTGGCCAGATCCCGGCGCGCAGCCTGGGCATCGAGAATGGCTTGCTTCTCGTCGATCACCCCGCCCCGGAGTTGGACATTCAGGTCCTCGAGCTGCTGGCGGGCATCCCGGCGCGCGTTGGCCACGTCCTTCTGCGCGTTAGCCTCATCCAACACCGCGTTCCGCAGCGACTTCTGCGCAGACGCAACAGCTTTGGACTTCTCCTCCTGATCCTTGGTAGCGGAGTCAGCGGCTTTACCTGCGGCTGTCCAAGCATCCTTAATGCCATCCAGGCCAGTTACCAAAGTGCCGATGACACCGATACCGCCGGCGAGACCAGCAGGGATGAGCCCGATGGCCCCCGACAGCGCCGCAGCCACACCAGCCCCCGCCGTGACAGCAGCGCCAATCAAAACTCCCTGCAGCGCCGTACCGACGGGACCCATAGCACTCGACAGCGACCCGCCAACCTGAGGCGCTGCTGAAGCACCACTCGTCGCTAGAGATTGCGACAGCTGGGTACCGGCCCCAGCGAATGCCGGTCCAAGCTGGGAGAAACTGCGCTCCGCAGACGACACCAGCGTGTCAGCATCCACCTCGATCGTGGCTTTGCGGTCCCGCGCCACCACATCGATCTGCGCGTTCGCCTTCGCCGTGTCCGCATCAACCTCAACGGTGGACTTCCGGGCCTTCGCCGCCGAATCAATCTCAGCCTTCGCCTTCGACGTGTCGGCATCCAGTTGTATTTTGGCGTCACCGAGCCCGCGCTGAATCTCCCGACCCCACCGACGCCCAGCCTCAGCCGCAGCAGGGTCGACCTCACGAAACGCCCGCGTGATCCCCGCCGCAATCTGCGATGTTTCCGGCATAACGGTGGCATATAACTCGGCGATAGCTGGCATATGTCACCTCCGTATGTCATACTCGTATTGCATGGCGGGTCGTGCCAAGGCGAGGCGCAGCTGGGCGAGTCGCGGCGCGGCGGGACAAGGCAAGGGATCTAACCCTCAAGGGTCAGTGGGTGTGGTTCGACTCCACACCGAGGGGCGTGTCTGGCCCGGGCATGTCAGAGCGGGGCAAGGCGCGGCGCGGCTAGGCGAGGGATCTACCACTACACAAGGAGACAAGATGATTGGTTTCACTATCACCCTGACCGGGACAGCGCCACTGTTGATGCACAACAGTCGACTGTCCAACCCTCTTGACCCTGCCACGAAGGCGCTCAAGAAGGTCACCGGTAAGCGAAACAAGACTGACGACGATCACGAGCAGATCGCGCGCCTTGAATTCGCCGGCGGTCTGTACATGGATCCCGATGTCGGCCCGTACATTCCCGGCGAGAACATCATGCGCTGCCTGGTCGACGGGGCGAAGCTGACCAAGATGGGCGTCAAGGTCACCCGCGGGGTGTTTGTATCCACTGATGTCAATCCGTTGTCTTACAACGGTCCTCGTGACGAACAGGCGCTGTGGGACAAGGGCTGGCGGCACATGGCGTCCGTCAAGGTGGGGACCAGCCGCACTATGCGCTGCCGTCCTTGGTTCCCGGAGTGGAAGGTTCAAGCCGAAGGGGTTCTTGACCCGTCCGTCCTTGAACTGGACGACCTGACCTCCATCGCCGACAACGCTGGCTCACTTATTGGTTTAGGCGATTGGCGACCGCGCTTTGGGCGTTTCACCGCAGTGGTCCAGCACGCTGTTCAGGCTGCCGCATGAGCCCCTTTGAACCCAAGGGTGAAACCGCCCGCTGGCGGATTCTGTATCGGCTTCTCTCACAAACAGAGGTCGACGACATTCTGACCTACGAGGACATGGCCTCTGCTCTCGAACTTGACCCTGAAGTCGACAGGCACACTATCCAGGTCGCTATGCGCCGTGCTGCGTCCGAGTTGGAGAAGGTGGAGAAGCACGCCGTGGAAGCGGTGAAGAACGTCGGCTATCGCGTCGTTGAGCCCGAAGAACACCTTCGACTCGCCAAGCAACAGCAACGACGATCATCCAAAGCGTTGGTCCGTGGCCACTCCAAAGTCACCAACGTGGACCTATCTGGCGTGGACCCAGAAGTTCGGCAGGCTTTCCAGGTCGTAGCATCAGCATTTGCCATGCAGATGGAATTCAACCGCCGCACAGACATCCGCCAGAAGAAGCTGGAAGATGCCCTGGAAAGCGTCCGTGAGCAGTCCACTCGGACTGATGAAGAGGTTTCGGAGCTGCGACGGAGACTGGAAAAGCTAGAGAAGGAAAGTTCCGACTAGCACCTGCGTGGCATGGCACCGCATGTCCGGTCGAGTCTAGCCATGGCCGGCCAAGGCAAGGGATCTACCTAATCGTCATACCCAGTTAGTCCAGCGAGTTCGATGTAATCGCCGATCGTCATTGCTGGCTTTTGGTCTGGCAGCGGATCACCTGGCCGCCACTCAGGTGGTGGCGGGTTACGAGGATCGCGTTCCGCTGCTTGGGATTTAGACCATACCAGCCAATTGACACCGTCGACTAGTTGGGTCAGTTTCCAGGTGTTACGGTCCCACCCCTGATGCTGGGAGTAGTACACCGCTGTTCCCGGTGCCGGGTAGACCACCATCTGGACAAACTGAACGAACGACAGCCTGTCTCCGATGTCCTCCCATGTCCAACCAGCGCGGGCCAGGTCGCCCCCAACGGGACCCCAATGTTCTTTGAGGATCCCGATGAGGGCAACTATTCCCCCAGCTCGATACCGGCGAACTCAGCCCACTGGCGGGCCATGGCGGCGTAGTCCTCTTCCTCAAGCTCGGCCTGCACCTCACGCGAGGTGTCAGAAGAGGCGAGTTTCAGGAAGTACCACAGGACTTTGATGCCGTCGCCCTGCTCATCCAGCAGGGCGAGTTTGCCTGGCTTCGGACGGCGGTTGGGTCCGAGTTTGGTCAAGCCGACGGTGGTTCCGTCCGAGGCTTTGAAGACGAACACCTCTTCCCCGGGATACTCTGCGGACCAGTCGAAGTCGGCGTCACCAGGCTTGGGTTTGTGCCCGTTCGTCGCCGCGGGCACCGACGCTTTGGCTGGCGCCCGCTTCTTCGCCTCGGTCATGCCGACAGCAGGCCGTCATCGGTGCGGATGTAGCAGTACGCCCCCGTGGTGTCGGGAAGGAACGACACCGTCACCCGGTGCGCCAAAACATCCGTGCGCGCCCACTTCATCGTGTCCTTCGACTCAATCCGGCCCAGCGGGTAGAACTGCATGACCCGCTTCCCACCCGGGGAGAAGGTGTCCACGAGGATGGTCTGCATGTCCAGGGTGTCGGAGGTGACCTTGATCGACAACTGGTTGCCGTGGGTCGACGTCGCTGCGGTGGCGGTCACGTTCGACGCCTTGTAGGCGAACTTCGCCACCTCAGGCTTCAAGAACTCAAGCATGGTGAACGTGGCCGTCTTGCCGTAGTTCTCCTGCGGCTTGGCGATCGTGTCACCACCCCAGTCATAGATGGCCTTCACGGAACGGTCTTCCTTGTCATCGAAGCCGTCCGAGCCGATGAAACCCAGGTGGTTCATCAGGGCGTCAATGGTGAACGCCGCATCCGGAACCGCCGCAGACAGCGGGCCGACGTAGATACCACCGACTGAGGGCAGGTCTTTGGGTGAGGGCAGAACGACGTTGTTGACGTTCCCGGTGAATGTTGGTGCAGCCACAGGATTTTCCTTCCAATGCAAAACCCCCGCCGGGCGGGGGTCGTTTCCTTGTCACAGCCGTCGTGTGAAGGCTGCCGAGGTTTAGGCGCGGCGCCGCCCGTCACGGTTCGCAGTTGTGAGCCCGAAGCTCAGACCACGAACCAGGCGGCGCCGCTTGTGAATTGCGCGTTGTTCCTGCCCGGGCAGACGCGCCCCTGCCTGTTACCCAGCCGCGTCGGAAGCGGGTGGTCTACGGGGTGATTACCGGATTCGTATTGACGACGGTTACCCAGGCAGTGATGACGTACCGCTCAAGGTCTGGGTAGTCGGGGTCCTTCTGGGAGGTGGGGCCACCGGCGTGCTCGACGTCTTGCACCAAACCAAAAGATGGCATTACCTGCCACAGTTCCCAAGCATCAAACGCGATCTGCTCTGCTCGAGCACCGTTGGGGTCGTAGTAGCGCAGCTGCAGCAGTTGTGAACTGGTGAACCGCAACGGCTTCACGGTGTTGAGCAGTTCACACGTCCAGAACCGGCGCCCGCTCGGAAGAGGGTCTGGGACTCGCTGTTCAAAGTTCGTCGGCCATCCCCTCGCGGGGCACTCGGCCAAGAAGTAGTTCCTAGTCAGCCGGTAGGCCGACGGAGTGCCAAGAATAGGAATGGTCATCGGTGCCGGCGCCCGTCAAGGTTGTGGATCTCGTTGCCCTGCTCATCGAATCCCGCATGCATCTGAGATTCGTTGGATCGGCGCGCCAACTCCCTCGGGATATCGTGATCGGGAGGCGGTGTTTCTTTGGGGCCACCGATCGGGATGCTCTTCAGGATCGTGTGGTTCACTGCTTCATGCGCCATCGCCCGCGGGGTGTTCGGGAAGATGTTCAACCTTGAGCGGGATCCATGGGTGATGTGGAAGTCGTAGCCGTCTTCCTGCGGCTGCTGCCGTGCGGCTTGCGCCGCCCGCAGATCGGCGTTGCAGCGTGCAATGGTTTCCTCACCCAACCGAGTCAGATATTCATCCACGCCGGGCGAGTTACGCAGGATGCGCCACTCCGGATTATTGGAGCCGAAGTCGATCGAAAAGTGCTCGCTGATCCGTCGTTTCGCCATCAGCCGGACACCTGTTCTAGAGTGATTGTCCCGCCCGGTCGATAGCCGAACGGCCCAGTCGTGTAGTCATTCACATCGGTCACGAACCACTCATCGTTTCCGGGAAGGGCTACCTTGTCGCGCGGTGAATACGGCGACGCGTCAGGAACCAACACCACTATCGACTGCACCACCCGCCGCGTGTAATCGGCTGATTCCGACAGTTGAGACGAGTCCGGATACCAGCCGAACACCTTGCGGTCCACCGGATCTGCGTAATTGTCCGCAGTCGGATAGCCCTCAGTGTCGGTGGATCCGGTGTACACCGAATGGGAGACGGTGAACTTTGTGTTCACAGTTCCCCGAAGTAGCTGTCATCGTCGTCATCGAACGCGACAGCCCCCACGGTCTCGAAGCCGTCTTGGGAGCCGAAGAACACCGCATGGGACCGCATCGGCTCCGCCGCGGCGGTGTCAATGCTGAAAGCCCCACCACTAGTGGGTTCAACGCAGATTTTCTGCAGCGCAGCGATTTCCGAAGGCCAGAACAACACCCGGCGGGGTGTTCGGGTGTCGAACGTCTGCGCATAGGGTCCGGCGGTCTGCGACGACATCGCGCCGCTTCCCGCGTCATTCCAGCGCAGAACCGCGCCGCGGAGAACGGCTTTCGCCGCTGCTATCTGCTGATCAGTGAGCGTGGTGGTATCACCTAGGCAGGGGGCGGCGAGGGTGGCCATCGCGACAGCGTCAGCCACCATCGCCGCCGCCTTCGCTGGGTCGATCGTCGCGAAGGGGGCCAAGTCATCGACCACAAGCAGATCAGTCACGCTTGACCTCCCTCCATTTTGGCCTACTCGATGAGCAGACCTTCGTAAGTCGCGAGAATCTCTCTCGCCCAAGCGACTTTGTCAACCACGCGCTGACCGCTCGGGTGCGAACTAGACCACAGTTCAAGGTTTTCCAACCGGTTGTCGGTCTTGTTTCCATTGATGTGGTGAACAGTCTCGGATTTAAGCAACTCCCTGCCGAGGTGGTCCTGCATCACTTTCCGATGCTCAGGGATATGGCCTGATGAGTCGGCGCCGGGATGCTTCTTGCCCACCCAGATCCGCACGTACCCGCTTTTGGTTATCTGCCGAACGGGATTCTCAAGGGACCATGCCCACTGACAATCACGAGAGCAAAAATTCCGCTCGTTGACCTGGCTGCGCCAGCGAACGACGGGCTTTGAGCAACGCGCGCACGGTATCTCCCGTCGCAAACCGCTGGGATGCCTGCGGCGGTTCGCGTTTGCCACCTGAAAGCCGTGGATGTCGGACTTTTGATAGCACTGCCGTGAGCAAAACAGATGCGCCTTCACCCGAGATGCGGCCCGGCTTACTTCTTTCCCACAGTGTTCACATGGGCCGGTTACGCGGCCCCCATAACGTCTCTTCGCCACACAACGAAGTGTATTACGAGGGCCGCGTTTCCGCTGCTAGAACGCTGCCGACCCTTTTGTCGCGATGCAGAACGCCGAAGGCGAGCCCATGACGAACCCGTAGTACGCCTCCACCAGCAGCAGCGTCAGGTTCTCCTGGAAGGCGCTGTGCCAGTTGGTGCCGTCGAAGTAGTTCGCCTCGGTGGACACCTTGAACGTGATGTCCATGCCGACGCCGTAGGCGGCCTGCGACCAGTCACCCGCGACCGCGCGGATGGTGGAGTCGACCGACCCGGAGGCGGTGGAGGCGATCGTGGCCTTCGGGTTGGTGCCGCCGGTCAGCGAGTTGCTGATGACCGTGAACGGCGCCGCCTCGG